AAGATACTTGGATTGAAATAAAAGGTCGTATGGAGGGTACAAGCAAAACAAAATTGTCCAGGTTTAAGAAATACTATCCAGACGAGTTTAGAAAATTGCAGGTTATGATACTTGACCCATACGCAATGAAAAATAAAGCCCAGAGAAAGGCCATAAGATTCTTATCGAGGATTCTTAGTATGCCATTTGAAAGCTATATGTTTGGTTATAGGCAACTCGATGAAAAGTGTAGAAGTATTATTCCAGGATGGGAAAAACGGTGATTTACGCAGGGCCGATATTCCACAAGCTCGGAATCAAAGCCCCTGGCTGCCGCCCGATAGGGCAAGGAGAATGAGATGAGTAGAAGTGTTCAAGAGGAGATATTATCTGTCTTATGGTTTATTCTTGCACTGCTACTTTGCAGATATGACTACAAGATATTAAGCATTTTAGCCCTTCTTAAGGGGATAGAGTGTACGGTATGTTCTCTTAGTCTCGCCCTTATAGCCGCAGTGAAGAAATATAGAAAGAAGCTTGAGGCCCTAAAGCCAGGAGGCTGACAAATGACAGTACAAGAGATTATTACAAAGTGGCTTACGGACAAGGGCTATGAAGGTCTATTTGCTCTTGACGAGTGCGGTTGTGAGGTTTCAGACTTAATGCCCTGCGGCGAATGGGTGGGAAATTGTGAGCCAGGCTATAAAGTGCCCTGCCCTGGCGCTGAAGATTGTTGGGCTGGCGGGGATTGTGAGTTTCACATTGGAGCCAAAAAACCGGAGAATGACAAATGCCAAATATAACTGACGAACAACTACTTGCCATACTCAAAATACCAACTCAAGAAGGGCAGATTAAGCGCCTGATTGAGTTAGGTTATACGGATTTGTTTGTTGAAAGAAAGTGTGGCAGAGACGGGACAACATACGAGGTACGTCAAGGCTCTCTTGAGGGCTTGGCGTTTCGATTGCGGGATGAAGCGTACACAATTGATGGTGGAGTTTGGTTCGGTCGAGGGATATACAAAATAATCTATAAGGTCGAGGGCCACGATTTTAGTCTGAACGAGTATTTAGCTTGGTCAACGCTTAAAGCAAAGCCAATCGACTGGGTAATCGCCGCCTTGATGGCAAAGGAGCACGCGAAAGAATGAAACCTGTCGCTTTTTATAGGAGAATGAGATGAGGGTTGTAGTTGAACGGGCAGAACGCTCGCCGAAGTTTGAGTGGGTGGTATTGCACAGAAATAATCAGCGGCTATGTGTTTCTGATAGACTTTATACTGAACGGTATCAAGCCGTCTCTGGCGCGAAGGCTTTTATAAAACTCGTCAACAAGACCACAGGTTTGAAACTCGCTGTTGTTTGAAGGAGAATAAAATGCAGGAACGAGATGGAACATTCACTCAATTATCGGAAACAGAAGTTGGCAATTTGCGTTTTTGGCAACAACCCAAAATGGTAAGTGTAGGCCAGGTATTCAAAATACGCTGGTGTCATTTTCAAATAACTGGGATTACAGAAAAGGGGATTGACGCGAAGGGAATATCTCGCAAAGAATACTACGCGCTGAAGCGAGGCCGACCAGATTGGTGCTGATTGGAGCAAAGCCCTGACAGGAGAATAAGATGGCAGAAGTTGTAATAACTTACCTCAAAAACGGTTGTGGATTCAAGGCGCGTTGTTCAGCTTGCAAAACACTACTGAGATATGCTCACGGCTGTAACAGAGCAGGCATGGCCTACGCAGAAGCAGGCACAAAAGAGGATATGGAAAAACACATAAAAACATGCCCAGGAGAATAAGATGAGCGAAGAACATATCGAAGACGCCGATGTTATAGCTGACCTCTCCGGTGGTCGGCTTGCCGTTCAAGCATTTCGTAAGCGAATAGCTGATTTGCAAGCGGAGAACAAGCGGCTGAGAGAAATAATTGCGAGAGAAGTAGATGTTGGTCGAGCCGACGTAGATGACATTGGCATTGATGCGTGGATTGAGGCAGCCCTGAAAGCCACCCAATGACCCTGCCTATAAAAGAACGGATAATACTTGACCTCTGTGGGGGAACTGGCAGCTGGTCGAAGCCCTACAAGGACGCTGGGTACGATGTACGGCTTGTGACCCTGCCTGACCACGATGTTCGCACCTATGAGCCCCCTGGGAGCGTATATGGTATTCTGGCAGCTCCACCGTGTACTGAATTTTCCTTTGCTAAACATTTTCACGGAAAAGGCAATTATCACCACGATTTCGCATTGGGTCTTGAAGTTGTCTGTGCCTGTTTAATGATTATTGCTGAGATACGGCCTGATTGGTGGTGCTTAGAAAATCCTCGCGGCTATGTGAAACGCTGGCTCGGCAAGCCGCAGGCAACGTTTGAGCCTTGGCAATACGGCGACAACTATCAGAAGCGGACTGATTTGTGGGGAAGGTTTAATATCCCGCCGCGGACTACGGTTAGAAAACCCAATGGGCTAAAAAAATTCTCATTGTTGAAGAACAGCGAAATTCAACCTGAATATCTCGAGCATTTAAGCCGGACAGAACGCAGAGCAATTACCCCCCCTGGCTTTGCTCAAGCATTTCACAAGGCCAATCGATGACCCTGCCTACCAATACAAAGATAAGATTTTTCGGCCAGAAGATACTGATTGAATCGTCTGGCGACAAGGAGATTGACAAGGCCCTACGCTCCGCATTCGAGGACAGCTATTGGCGGACAGGGATAAGTGCGCGGCGCTTTGATGTGCAATTACTTCTCAATTGGACTTCTCAGCCCAAAGAGGCCTCTGCCTACCAATTAGCCCTTTTCCCTTGACCCCTTGAAGTTGGCAATGGCGGCTTCAACGAATGCAATATCATCAGGGTTTACAAGTTCGCGGGTCATTGCTAAGGCTGCCACTTCACACGCTTTTAGCAACTCCGACACTATCCCGTTTGGCTCAAAGGCGTTCCAGCGGCGGACGATTTCTTCGGCAGCAGATTCACATAGACCACCAATAACCTCGGTAAGCGAACCATCCTTGTTTTTGATGACTACTCCATAGCTGCCGTGTCCCATACCTTGGTCCTTGAAGGCGACGGCCCATTTCTGTTTTGTAAATTCGCTCATCTTTCAATCTCCTTTTTCACTTTGTCACGGTCTGCAAACACTTCCGCTGGTATTTTGCTGTGGTGAATATCGTAGCACATTTTGGTCTTATGGCACACTTCGCAAGGCCCGTAGGACTCACACGCCAGAGCCTTGTGGCCCAAACATTCTTGGCAAATGAACATATTAGTCCCCTTTCAATCTGTATCACAAATTCACACTTTTGGCCTGTTTGGTCATATCAGCCCGTTATCAGCTATCGCCAAGGCCCCAGGATGCTCTGTGCTGGACGAACGGCCCTCGGTCTATGGTAAACCCTACCCTATTTCGCAGAATCGAGAATGCTGTCATTGAAGTGAATATCAAAATCAGTTTGCATCAATTCTGCTATTAACTGCCATTTTAGTTTCTGATAACCAGCCGCTCTGCCAGTAAGTTTAAGCTGTATAGCTAAAGCTAATTGAGCAGGACCGCTTCCGCCATATCCCCAATTAAAACCATCAGGGGAATGGTTGTAAATATCTTGGCTTGGGCCAGGGGGCAACCACTTGCCGTCAAGCCATACAGCCCTATCAGACATTCTACCTTTTAATGTATGAATCATCATTCTCCTTTCAAAGCCCCAAGACTGCCGGGGGGCAGTTATAATTTAGGTTGCCTTCTTGATTCGGTATAATCCTTACAAAAAGAACCGTCTATAACATCTCTGGGTTCGCGATGTTCAGTGGCTTCTATTTTACACCAAGCCTTGTCTCCATATACGCCAGAGTCAATCCAATCAAGATGTGAGCAGCGGACACAAAAACATTCGCCTGCCATTGTTCTATCTCCTAAAAGACAGCCCCGCCGGCCTCGCTCGGAGCTCTGGTAAGCAGAGGTTGAGACCTTTGGGGCTGATTGATTCGTTTCGGGTTGTGCCTACCAGAGCATTCATTTCAATTACAATCCTATCATATATCGGCAGGAAGTCAAAATAAATCTTGAGAATACGAAGTTTTTTTTGAGGGCATAACAGACGCCAGGATAAGCACTTACAAAAACCAAGGTAGGATATTCGGAATAAAATCTTGAGTTGTCGCACGGATACTCGTATAGAATGGAGTATGAGAACAGGGATGTTCTACAGAATGATAGCAACGCGGTCAGTCTTACTCAGCTAACCACTGAAACCAAGGCTGGCCGCTTGTTTTTTGGTCGGGGAAGCCGAAGGAACTCCCGTAAGCCGAATCGGCCGAAGACAATTGATTATGGTATGGCTACACAATATCGAGTCCGGGCGTGGCAAGTATGAAAGTCCACAGGGCAAGTGAGCGAGGATAGAGTTAATTACTCTATGCAAATTGGTTACGTGGTTAGAGGCGTGTAGAGAGCGAACCCCCAGCACGCTCCGTCCAACAGGACGCCTGGGCTATACCTTGCAAGGGATTGCTCCACATAAAAAAAGCAATAAATGGGCTAAACGGTATAGGGCAATTGACCGACCGACGCCTGACGCAGGCAGAAGTCTCCATAGCAGGGGGCTTCTCTCTCTCCCTCTGCCCTCTACAGGTAGGGGGGAAAGGATAAAGAATGGCTGAAACAGATTGGCAGAAAGGCTTATGTAAGGGCTTAATAAATAAACAGTTTAAGCGCAAGTATGGGGTTATAACAAAAAGGGGGATTGCGCGTGCCCAGAAAATCGTGGCAAAACCGTGGAAGACCAAAAAGCAGCGTCAGCAATGGTGGAATGATTTAACCCCTGAGCAGCAAGCGGAGCAAATAGAAAAGTGGCAAGCCCAAAAGGCGGACAAGCGGAGAAACGGCTCGATTCAGAAGATGGCTCGAGTTAAGGAGAAGTTCGATTGCGGGGACTGTTTTCACCGCTGGACTCGTAGCTGTGTAGATATGATGCCGAATGGTTGCGAATACTGGTTTAATCCCACCAGCAAACTGAGGCCGTTAAGGCGACACAATGCGAAATACCCGTGGGTAACTGATGGGGTAAATGATGAGAATAGGGTAGATTGGCGGGCGGTAATAAACAAGAAGAATCCGTGGTTGAAAGTAGCTTAACCACGCTTTTCAGGTGAAAAATGAAGATTTCTAATTAGCATCCATGCCGAGTGAGTCGGTTATGTGCATTAGCACCAGCTGGCTCACTTTTTGAATTGTGTAGATAACGCACAGGATGTAGGGCAATTTGGTAGCCTACTCGGCTTGGAACCGAGATGTTGCTGGTTCGAGTCCAGCCATCCTGATAGTAGTCAGTTTATCCGTTGAGCTACGGGAATTCCGGTGCCAGCCAAAATGGTGAAATAGTGAGGCTTAATCGATTTCGAATGGGATTTGTTGGGTGAAAAATGAAAGAGTTTGAGAAATGGTGGAGAAAATCTGTTCAAGTATATATTCATAATCCAAAAGATAAAGAAATACTTAAATGTGGTTGGAAAGCAGCCTTGGAGTGGGTTCTGGATGAGGGTAAGGTGGCTTGTGACCCGGACATAATTGAGGCAGAACTGAAAAATGATGCTCCAAATACAGATACGTTGGACTAATTTGAAGGTGTGGCTCTCGCGTCTGCGTTGGTGGTGGGGCCACGGGAGGTACTTTTGAGATGAGCGTTGGTGGCATAGTTATAGAGGTACGCGAGGTTGGAGACGCGTTGCGAGTCATTGTTCAAGATACGACATACCGTGATAAAACTGAGGTCTGCTTAGAAAAGGGAGAGGATATACAATTTGGCGACAGTTTGTGGTGGCACGCTTTTGAAGCATATTGGACGCCGGTTGACAGGCATGTTGAGGATAAAGCAATTAAGAAAATTGGCGGTTCTGTAGGTGTAAAGGTGTTGAATGCCTGATGATAATGGAAATACCTTTTAGCTTTTGTAACGGCACTAAAAATGGCTGAATCAGCGACAATAATGGCAGCAAGCACTACAGCGACGCAGAGGGGTCGAATGGTAACGCTGGAGAGTTTACGGAAGATGCTCAGTAGCCTACCAGAGCCGGCAAGTGTTTACGCTATGGATTTCAAGGTGTTTCAGGTCTTGCCGAGCAACGTACTGCCAAACAATACGATAATAGTGAGTATGGATTTAGCAGAGAGACTGGGTTGGTTTGATGTCTGACGGCAACGAGAACAACAGCGCGCCAAACGTGAACATTGAGCATGTGGAGGCGATAGAAGGCTGTGTAATTCAGGCCACACAGCATTTGATGATGATTCAGGTTGAGAACAATCCCCGCTTCATACCACAGAGAGTATCGAGGCATAAGGTGAGGGCCGCCTTGAAGCAATTGAAGCAAATAGGCCTTGTCGAGCTTAGGAAAGCGTTTCAATGAGCGGGAAGGACGAGAAATGAAAATACAGGTCGCAGCAATAACAGACGAGGAAGCCCGTTTCGAGAACACGGAGCCAGTTGTAATGAGGTGGTATTTAGCTTTCGAGACGCTTGATGAGGCTGAAGCCGTCAAGGCGTTTCTTGAGGAAGTGTTAACAATGAGAGCAAGTGTTGATAATGAGGATGTACGCGGGATTAAGGCCGCGTTTGGGGTTGGCGATGAGGACACAGTAAGGGAGCCATTCAAGGCTTCGTACACAGATGAAGTAAAGAGGGCATAACTTATGAAAGCTAAACTATTTATCGCGTGCGTATTTGTATTGTGGCTACCGAGCTGTAATATGCTGCCAAACGAGCGGGTGGCCGTGCTTGAGGAGATGTTAGTCCGGGCTGAAGCAATCAGTACGGAGCTTGACAATCGGCTCGCGGACGTTGAGACAGTAGCGCTTGAGGCCCAAACGGCTATTGCTGATGTGAACCTACCCGCTGAACAGAAGGCAGAAATGCTCAAGATTGTGGACGAGTCCTTGGCTCAAATCAAGAAAATATCAGCCATAAGGGGCGAATACACGGCCAAAATCACTAACTTGAGGGCCAAGATAGAAGTTGCGAAAGTTGACGGTGTGTCTTTCGGAGAAGAATTACAGTTGTACGCAGAGGGATTACAGAGCGTGGCCGGCAAGATACCAGGGGTTGGTAGCTACGTCACAATAGGCAGTATGATATTGGCCGTGATAGGAGGTGTTATAGCTCGTAGGCGTAGCCAACAGCGAGATATTGTCGTAGCTGAGCGCGATGAAGTTATAGGCCAACGCAACGAGGCTGAGAACGCAGTAGAGGGCGTTGTGCGCTCTGTGGATAGGCTTTTGGCCTCTGATGCGGTAAAGGACCCGAAAGCCGCTAAGCAAGTGCTCAAAGACGCGCAGGACTCCGATGTGAGGATAGTTGTGGACACGATAAGGGGATAGTATGGGAATCGCAAGGATATTAGGCAAGATAGTAGCTGCTCCGATTAGGGTTGCAGATATACCCTTCAGGGTAATGAGGGAGTTGATGGATGACCCTGACCCCGAACAAGGAGCTTTGGCTGATGTAGCGAAGGCGGTTGAGAAGGGCGTTGAGGGAGCCTTGGAGGATAAATAAATGCCATTGTGTACCAAACACAAAGATTCTCACGCCCCGATGTGTGTGATGTGTGTAGTCGGCGAGCGCGACGCCGCGATTGAGGAGAACGAGCGGTTAGAACAAAAGAACAGAGATTTACAGGCTTGCCACGAATCTGAGTTAGGCGTGTGTTTTCAACATTGCGAAGAAGTTAAGGGACTGACACAGGCGTTGAATCGCATAGACGCTTTGACTCTTGACCGCAATGTAATGGCGGTGGTTGAGATTAAGGATATAGTTCAGCAAGCCCTAAAGGGCGTCAAGAACGGGAAGGGATAGATGACAGGAGATTGTGAAAAGTGTCGTTGGTGTGTTAAACTTAGTAGGTTTCTGGGGCGATGTCGCAAGAAACCACCAATAGCCCATATTGATAAACCACACGATGCGTATTGGCCGAGAGTGGATTTAGCGGACTGTTGTGGGAGCTACCTTGAAAAACCAGAGGTAGGCAAGGGATAATGGGACTACTTGATTATTACGGTGCGTTGGGTGGTATGGTTGGTGGTGGCCCCATAGACCCAGCCGGCCAGTCCGGCTACCAGCAACAGCAAGCGCCGATGATGCCATATCAAGTCCAACAAATAGCAGCACAGCACGGCCTACCATGGGCTCCCTTCGGGAAGATTTGATATCCGACCGCGTAAGAAAGTTGAGAGTCGCACCCTATCGGTAACAGAAATAGGCAAGAATCAGGTACAAACGGCCGTAGAGGCAGTGAGGACGGCTAGTGGCTAAAGTGAGTGTAATTGACTGTGCAATCAGGGACTTGCAGGAGCAAGTGTTAGCTGTTGAACAGAAGGTTGCTGACCTTCAAAGATTAGTAGGTCGGGTGCTTGACGTGTGCCAGTTGAAACCAGTACCGGAACTTTCTGATTCAGAGAAAGAGATATTGGCGATGTTGAGGAATCAACAGGATGAAGCAATTGCCGAAGTAATGGCGAATCAGAAGGTTGCGCCGACTGTTATGGTAAAGGAGTTTTAGGTTAGCTAATGGCTGATAACGAAACAGAAAAGCCGAAAGAGAAGCACGCAGGGGGCAGGCCGAGAAGATACCCTACCCTCGAATTGATGCAAAAGGCGGTTGATGCGTACTTCGAGACGTGTATTGTGGCTAAAGTGCCAACGACAGTATGCGGGTTAGCCTTGGCATTAGGATTTGCTCAACGTAAGTCGTTATTTGATTACAAAGGGTATGGCGAGGAGTTTTGTAACATTATTAAAAAAGCAATAACCACAATAGAGGCAAACTATGAGTCGATGTTGTCGCGTAGCACACAGGTCGCTGGTCCGATATTTGCGCTCAAGAATATGGGCTGGCGTGACCAGAAGGACGTAAATGTCGGTGGCTCAGTTACGTTGATACTCAAGGACGATGAGGACTGCAAAGATGAGGATAATTAAGTGTGATTATTGCGGTGCTGAGATTGAAAACGGGGGACCGAAGCATATTATTCCATCAGACAACGGATGGGCTGTAATTAAGGGCTTGAAGTTTAGTCGGGTGTGGGAGACGGACGTTTGCCCTCAATGCGTACCAAAGCCAATTGAAACGAATAGGGACGATAAAGATGATAGATAAAGAAAGGGAATTAGTGTGTGTGGCGGCAGAATCAATGGAGTCATTAGACCGCGATATGAGCGATGTAGAAGATAAAGAAACTAACCGCATTTTGATAATTGAGCTGACCCTTAAGAACTTAAAGGAGCGCGTCGCGTTCCTTGAGGATGAAAGGTATGGCGATGCTATGGCACAAGTTGGCCCTGATAGCTTAGAAAAGCGTGTCTCACGCCTCGAGGCTCAACACGATAAGGAATGTAAAGAATGACTAATTTAGAACAAATAGCGGAGATTTTACAAACAAATCTGCAAAGTATCACGGCCTTGAATGAAGCTATTGAACGGCTTAACGCTCGCTTATCAGCGCTTGAGGCCCGTACAGGCCTTCCTAAGCCCGTCAGTCTCGCCGATAGGCAGAGGGGGGGAGAAGACGCTGTATGAGACGTAGGAGCATATTGAAGGCATTGTTGATGAGTCCTTTGGGGTTGTTGTTGAGGGGTAAGAAGGCTGAGGCTTTGCCAAAGTTGTGTACTGGCTACAAGGGTGGCTATTATGGGCTGTTTAAGAGAGCAAAAGCCACGCCGATACATCGGTTTTGGTGTGACCACCCCTATAACCTGACTTGTGAGTTTTGGAGAGCACCAATTGGTGAGTGTGCATTGCCTTTAGGGAATTCTTGTAGTGGACGTACTAAAACGACCTACGCTAAACACAGTGACTTGCCGAGGAGTACACGATAAGTAAGATTTGAGAAGTGTAGTACCCCGCCGGGGCAATGAAAAAGTAACCAATGGGGGTTTATAGGACAATTCAGGAGATTAGATTATGGCGATTATATGTAGTGTAAAGCTAACTCAAATTAGCAAAGCCGAGGGCAAAGAGGTTGCCGAAGGTAGTTACCGTGTACGTGCTGAAATCACAGATGATACTCTACCGGCGGAAATACAGACCGAAATAGTGAACATTCTGTCTGCTAAGATAGACACGCCGGAGCGCAAAGAGGCTCTGTGGGAGAATATCTGGACGCACTACCAGGCGCAGAAAGCTGCTGTCGTTGACTTAGCGGACATTGAGGCAGCGGCCAAGACGTATTTAGAGGGGAAATAGCTTAGAAAGGTAGGATAAAGCCATCGCAGATACAGGTTATAATTGGGAGGCGAATTGGAGCGCGATAGATACAAGCCTTGAACAGCAGGAAGGTGAGACGAATGCCGAGGATTATTCTGAGGTCATTGACTTGGACAACAAGGCCGCGTGTCTAATTAGTGTTAGCACCGTTTACGGGGACCAGTCAAAGGCAACGCAAGGACTCGTTGTCGGCATCTGCCGTGATATAGACGGGACAAACTACGAGATTATTGTGGACAAGCCCTGGACGTTTGAGATGGAGTTTGTGCAAGATGGTACTCGTAAAAGGACGTTTTTCCTGAGTGCCGCTCAGTATCAGAAGTTCAAACTCCTACTTGATTGGAACAATACCACAACGGATGCGATAGCAACTTCGACCACAAAGATTAAATACGCAACTATTCCGGCGGCTTCATAATGTGGCAGAAACCACCTTTAGGTGCACAAATTGAATACAAAGTACCAGGCCTTGTCGGCTGCTGGCTGATGAATGAACGCTCTAGTGGTAAGGTCTTTGACCTGAGCGGCCACGGAAACGATGGCACACACGCTGGGGTTATTTGGCAACCTGGTCAATATGGGCCTTCTTGTTACTACGATGGCAGTAATGATAAAACAACAATCGCTGATGCTGATATTTTAAGTTTCGGTGATGGTGTTGCTGACTGTCCATTTTCTATTGTGCTGTCCGTGAAAAAGAGGACAGAAGCTTACGCCGTTGTCTTATCAAAAAGCGAAAACACAGCCGATGTAGAATATCTCATACGGATAAACGCAGATGAGCAAATAGGGTTCTTTCTTTATGATGACAGTTCTGCTGTTCATTTAGATATAACGTCCGCAGACGGCGCCGTCACAGTTGATGAGTGGACACACCTGGCATTTACCTATGATGGTTCGGGAAGCCAAAATGGGGCATATATTTATAAAAATGGTGCCGATGTAACGAGCACAAGAGGAACGACTGGTACTTATACGGCTATGCACAATGAAGCCAGCCCTGTATATTTTGGCGTGTATATTCCATCCAGCGCCAGTGTCTTGTGGGGTAATATCAATCTTGAGTATGTCTCTTTTTTCAAATGTGTCCTCACTCCCTCTGAAATCACCCGACTGTACCGTGAGCCGTTCTGGATGTTCGAGCAAGAGCCAATAGAGTTGTGGGCGGCGGCAAGTGGCGCGGCTCCGGCGGGAATAAGTATGCCTCTTGTAATGCAGCAAATGAACCATTTTAGCGGAGGTATGGTTGCCTAATGGGAAGACCGATTAAAAAAGGTTCCACAGACCAATCCACCGTTATTCGGATTATTGATAGCACTACGGGTCTGCCGGAAACGGTAGTTGAGCACAATACCTCTGGGATAGACCTTTGGTGGAGGCGTGAGAAAGAGACAAAAACAGCTATTACCGAGGCAGCTTTGGCGGCGCTCGATTCGGCTCATAGTGACGGAGGTATAGAGCACATTGGGGATGGCTATTACCGGCTTGATTTGCCTGATGCTGCTGTAGCCGCTGGCTCAGGAGAAAATAGCGTTCAGATTGGTGGTGCGGTTACAGGAATGGTCGTTATTGGCAATGAGCACGCCTTAGTTGATTACGACCCCTATGATTCGGTTCGGGCGGGATTGACTGCTCTACCTAACGCTGCCGCTGATGCTGCTGGTGGCCTGCCGATAAGCGATGCGGGCGCATTAGATATTGATACCATTCTGGGCAGAATTACTGGGAATGTTGCTTTGGCTTCGGTGCTCGGAGCATTAGATGACGGCGCTGCTGAGGATGATGTAACTGAGGCCGATACTCTGATGCAGTATCTCAAGCAGTTGATTAACGCCTTAAACGCCTTCGACTTAATGACGTGGTTGGGGTTGGATAGATGATAGCAAAAATATGGTGTAAATTATTTGGGCACAAGAAGCCGTGGCTGTTTTCGCGTGACGGGATGCGGTGTATTTGTGCTCGGTGCGGCTATAAGAATATTTCAATTAAGGGGCTACGTGAAGTTTTTGAGAACCCGCACCCTTTAGCCAAGTTAAGGAGTTTACAAGGGCCTTTTGAATGGCTAACATAACCAAAGAAATTTCGAGGCGGCCCTACCAGAAGCGATTTATGCAGTCGAAGTCGCGGTATCCGGCTATGGTATCGGCGTGGGGTTCGGGCAAAACAATGTTCGTCTGCTGCCTGAAGCCGTTGGAGCAGTGCTCGAAATACCCTGGCAATCAGTGGCTTATTGTGAGGAAAGAGTTTGCTCGTCTTGAGGATTCGACAATTCCTGATTTCGAGAGATATTCAGGCCTGAGGGTTGGCAGTGATAAGAATGTCCTGATAAGAAACGACAAGTGGCCAGCAGGCTCACCGCCTTCGGTTATAATGTTCCGGCACGGAGACCAGATAAACCAGGTCCAAGTCCTTCAGAATATGAACCTTGGCGGTTTTAGTATCGAGCAGGCAGAGGAGTTCGAGACCGACCAGGAGTTCCAGATGCTCCGAGGGCGCTTGAGACGTGCTGATGTCCCTCACTTTGGTTGTATAAGCGCCAATACCAAAGGCCACAACTGGATTTATAAGATATGGAAAAAGAAGGATTTACCAGTCTTAACGGACGAGCTTCTAACGGAGCTTGTAGAGGATTCAGGCTTATCTGAGGACGAGATACGGGATGCTTACAAGCCAGAGCACTATTTCTTATCTGAGGCGACCAGCTACGACAATAAGAGGAATTTGCCACTCGATTTCCTCCAGGACATTGCTCGATTGAAGGTCGAATCCCCGCACCATTACAATCGGTTCGTAATGAATTCGTGGGAAGATGTCGATGTCGAAGATAAGGTTATCCCGTACTCTCACATTATGAGGGCCATTAGTAAGACGTTGGTTGAGCTTCGGCGGAAGACCCTTGTTGCTTGTGACCCGTGCGAATTTGGGGATGATGAGGGCGTGATATACGGTCTGCGGAACGGCGAGATTGTCGCTCACGACTTCTTCAAGGAGAAGGACGGTTCCCAAATAGCGGCCAAATGCCAGATAATGAGGAAGGAAATTAAGGGCCAGATAACGGTCCTTGACAATATCGGCATTGGGGCATCCACGCGAGATTTCCTAACTAAGATGACCGAGCCTCTTATGTTAGCTGATTCGAGGGTAACGACAGCGAAAAAGGACAAGGTGGGATTAGGGTTCTTCAACCAACGGGCTGAGATGTGGTGGGCCGCGAAGGCGATGTTTGCCGAGAATCTCGTTTCTATCCCCGATGACCCGAAGCTAATCGAGGAGCTGGCGGCGGTATCCTTTGAGCTTACTGCCAGGGGCTACAAGGTCGAATCAAAGGAGCTTTTGAAGAAGGCCGATAGGTTGGGCCATTCACCGAACCGTGCTGATTGTTTAGTTTACGGTTTGTGGGCTCTTGGCCGGATCGAGTACGACAGCGAGGCGATTTACCCCGATGATGACGGTAGTTATCCGGACGAGTCCGACACAGCAGACTCGTACAGTATGGAGACGGTGATATGAGAACACCGTTTGATACTATGACAGGTGCTTTGAACGAAGTGTGATTATGGCAAAGAAGAAACAGGAATGTAGCACTTGTGGGTACTGGGTTTTAGAATACGATTTAATTACGCGAAATCAGTTGCCTAAAGGAGACAAACTTCGTGGTCAATGTTTAGCTGCTTTAGAGATTTGGGCTGAAGATTCTAAGTTAGCTGCAATGGTAACGGCCGATGGCAGTTGTTATATGGCAGTATTGCTGACAAAGCCTGACCATTACTGTAAGGAATATAAGTTATAATGGCAAAGAAAAAAGACGAAGTTAGCGGTACTTTCAAGGCCAGGCAGGAGGCCCTGCCGAAGTCTGACGATGAAAAAGACTCCGAGGACGATGGCAGCCTTGAAGATGACAAGTACCTTATAGAGTACATTAAGAACTGCAAGAAAGAGGGCGAGCAGGCCTCAAAGGACATAAGGGAAGTTCAGCGTGAGCTTTGGCTTCTTTTTCAGAACAAAGAGGACTGGTCTAAGAAGAAGAAATGGCAGTCGAAGATATTCATTCCGAAGATATTTATGGCCGTTATTCGCGCAGCAGCGCTTGTTAAGCGGGCGATACTCCAAACCAGCAAGCTCTTTTCGATGAAGATAAAGGACGAGGATATTTCTCCTCTGCGTGCCGAAATCAAGCAAATGAAGAAGAAGTTGGCGAAAGAGGCCAAGAACACCCCAGAGGGCGCACAGGCAACGCAAGAGCGGACACAAGGCCGGAAGGCCCTTGAGGGGATACTTGAGGCCTCTGAGGAGCGCCTGGAGAGTAAGGAGGAGCAGAGGGACGAGGACGATAGGCGATTCAAGGGTGAGTTGAAAAAGAGCAATTTCTCGAAGGCTTACGGCGAAATGATAACTTCCGCGATACTCTTAGGGATGGGGGACTTGAAGACCTTGTGGGATGATAGAAAAAAGAAACTAACCTACGAGAACATTGACATTCTGAACCTTTATATCTCACCGGACTATATGCCGAGTGAGGACGAAGACCCTGAATATCTTATAGAGTACAAAGAGATGAGCCTCGCAAAACTCCGCAAGATGGCTGAGGCGGTGAACAAGGCGGCTGGCGATGATATTTTTGATATGGACGAAATTGAGAAAATCAAGGCAGGGCATATCAAGACTGAGGCTGCCGAGAAGGAGCGGCAGCGGCGGGGCCTTTCGCAATTCGGTCGGAGGTCTAAGAAGGTCGGTATCTTGGAGTTTTTTGGTAATGTAGAATCCAAAGACGGCAAGACGGAGAAAGAGAACCAACTTATGGTGCTGGTCAACGAGAAGCACTTGATTCGCAACCAACCGAACCCAATGCCTAACGGCAATTCCCCACACAACCTTACAGTTCCTATGGTCTATCCGCACCGAGGTATAGCTGGTGTGAGTCTTGTGTCCTCAGCTGTGCGATTGCAGTACACAGAAAATAACGTCCTAAATATGGTTATCGATAACCTAAACTTCATCGTCAATCAGGTTAGGACATACGACCCCAATTTGCTTAAAAAGCCACAGGATGCCTTTTCTGTATATCCTGGCAAGATGATTCCGGTCAATAGCGGGCCAGGGAAGGCGATTGATGTCGTAGAGACCAAACCGTTGGGTCAGGACGTTTGGAAGGCCCTTGAGGTTATCAATACGGAGACGCAGGAGGCGCACGCTATTACTGAGTTCATTACGGGCATGACCGGAAAGCGGCAGAAGACCCTCGGTGAGGTAGAGATAAAGACGGCTGAATCTCACGGGCTATTTGACGTGATTGCCAGGGAGCTTGAGAATAATTCCGTACGTCCGGTCTTGTCCGATTCGTGGGACTTGTTAGTGGCCTTTTCTAAGGGGTTTAAGGGTTCGTATGAGTTCAACGTAGGCGGCTTGAGTCTCTTACTGCTCCAAAAAGACCAGGTTGACAAACTTATGCAAGCCCTGGCGATTGCCTTGAAGGCCCAGCCGATTCTCGGCCCCGTAACGGATATTGACAACCTCTGGCAGCAAATCCTCAGCTTGTGGAATGTTACAGACGTCTTTAAGGAACGTGAGGAGGAGCCGGAAGTCGGCGTTTTGCAGCCAGGTATGCCACAATCAGGCGCGCCGCAGTCAGGTCAGCCTCAGTTGCAGCCAGGACAACCGCAAGGCCCAGCACCCGAACAGGTTGAGATGCAGGCGGCACAGGACGCCCGACAGTTTGTAGCACAAATGCCACCGGAAGAAATTATGAGAGCATAGAATGAAACTACCCAGGACAGTATGCATTTACGGTAAAACCCGGAAGGTCGTAAGAAACCCGAAAAGTGGTGGTGGTTGGTTTGATGAGGAAGTAATTGAAATAGGAACTAAATACAAAGCGCGTATCCCTGAGATTTTCATACACGAAGTAATTGAGCTTGTATTGGCAGAGAGTTGCTTACGGTATGCTACCGCGAACAACCCAACTGAGAACGGAGATTATATTTTCGTATGTAACCATAAGGAATTTACGAATCTTGTCCCTCAAATAGCTTTGGCGTTAAAGGATGTCTTGAAGGAGTAATCGTGATATACCAACTACATCATCAGAGCAAAGTTGATGGGACTAAAACGGAGTTTTGTTCGCAGAAAGAAATTGAACCAGAGCCTAATCAGGGAGAGTTTATGCAATGGTTTAATGATGTTACGGCGAGATTCCCTATTCCTGACGGGTTTCAGTGGCTTTGCTGCCTTGAAGATTCAGAGTATTTCATTAAGCAGGCCGTGGAAAAAGGAGTAACGTAAAATGACTGGGCCAGGATGCCGTAAAAAAGGCAAGCGGCGCAAGCACACACCGTATATGTCAGAAAGTCAGGCTACGGCCGGCAATATCGCGCTTGCTGTCAAGAAGGGCAAGCTGCCGAAGTCTAAGCTCAAAGGGGCGTCAAAGTCGATGCACAAGGGTATGACCTTGCAGGAGCTTGAGAGCCACAGTGCAGAAGCCAAAGGCAAAAAGCTCCCGAAGAAGAAGGGCGTGGGCGCAGGATTCAGCAAGTACATCAAGGGCCGAAAGAGCAAGGCCGGAAAGAAGAAAAGATAATGGGTAAAGTATTAAGACCAGCGAAAAGAGGCAAAATACCGATATGTGTTGTTCGTGCAGCTATTAAAAAGGCGCACGATGCTGACAGAGAAAGCCGGACATTCAGAATATACTATGTAGGCTCTCCGAGAGTTGCGTTAGACAAAGCTCTTACAAAAATAGCGGAGGAACAGGCTTACGACTTTCTTGGCAGTGGTTATAATTTCAAGACAAACATCCGTGATTTGGCATTTGAGAAACCGCAGGCTTGGGAAAAATTGGACAAAACAGCATAGTAAAGGAAAAGATAATGGCTATAATTGACTTGGACAAAGCATCTTATCCGTTCATACATCTCCAGGGCCAGCAACTTCCCTTTGATGAGACGGATGTTGGCAAGCCGGTCAGGATAACGGGTACAGTCCAACTAAAGAGTATAAAATATCAGGGATACAACTATGAGTTCGAGCTGACGCAGATTGAGTTTGAGGGCAGGGACATCGACAAGGGTACGGCAAAGGCTCGAAAGCGGAAGAAAGAGAAACGAATAAATATAGTAAGTAAACCTATTTTGGACGAGGGCGCGGCAATTCCCAAAAAGGAAGAAAAGTACAAACGTTGGTTAGACAGGAAGCCAAATGCCTGAAGAACTAACACAAGATGAACAGGCTATGCAGGATGCCCAGGATGCGAGCAAGGTGCAGACTACGCTTGCAACGGCTGGCTGGACAGAGATTCTACAGCCTCGGCTTGACCAATACCGAGAAATCTATCTCAAGAATTTATTATCGAAACTACACGGGATGGATGAAGTTGTATTTGCTCAGCAGAGCGTGTTGGCGATAGACGACCTATTTGGCTTCATACAGTTTATCGCAGATGAGGGCAAGCAAGCGGTGGACTATTTCGCTGCAAAAGAAGGGAAATCGCAGCAATGACCGTTGAGTGTCAGGATAAATTGGAGCAGTCGCAGAGCCGGCTAATGCAGGCCGTTAGTAAGGTCTTTGGGCAGAATCCTGAATTTACAGGGCAAATAGAGTTGGAGTTGCACTGCAAAAACGGTATAGTAGTCGATGTCTATGAAATCAGGCGTAGAAGAAAGGTATAAATAGTGAGGCTATTGGAACGTTTCATACGAAAACACGGGTATAAAGTAACAATGATTGACCGGCGTCCTTTTGGCGAGGTAACGATGCGCTTTTTTGAACCTAAAAATACAATGGGGCGTATTCATTGTAGATGGCAAAGTGCCAAAAGAATCCGTAGATTAAGGAGATTAGAGGAAGAAGAAAAGGTATGAAACACCTTGTAGTCAGAGAGCTTTTTGAAGGTAAATGGTTTATTTGTTGGTTGAACCCGTGTACAGACAAGGCAACACTTACTTACAAAAAGACGTTTGGAACAGCCAAAGAGGCGTATGAGCAGTTGGATGAGTTGAAACAATGAAAAGACGTAGCTTTGTCCAATATGTTTTGGGGTTGTTGGGGATAGGCGTTACCGGCTTACCCGCAAAGGCAGATGTGCCAGAAGTAATTATAGCAAACGGCACAGGTGCTATCCAAACTTGGGAATCTAATACGGGCGGAGTGATGGATGTTTCGCCTGATTCAGTAGTGAGTTTGGAGAAAATGAACGATAGCATCTTGGTGTTTTGTGAGTGTTCTATTTGGGAGATGAGGCAGGATTCTTGTGGTAATTGGCATAGTAAACAATTGTCTTATAATTAGCATAGCTCTTTGCAATAACGAGGTTGCTGTGGGACTTGGGCTGAAGTGCCCTTGTCTAAGCCAAACACAGGTCTGGGGATAGGAATGAGTTCCTATTGTTGGTTCAAATCCAACCGGCCTCTTTTGATAATTGAATAAGTTTTACACGATAAGCTGAAAGAAGCCCGTGTTAGTTCACTTTGTTGGTGAATTTTCACGGGCTTTTCTATTTGTCGCGGCTCTTTGGGGTACTCCCAAACGGGAGTCTCAGGGTGCGGCACAAGGATATTATTGAAACGGCAATTGTCTGGGGGGACTCAGGCAGCCAAGAAAAAGGAGATGTAAGAATGGCAGACGAAGACAAAGACAAAACCGAAGAAGGCACGGCCGATACGGAGACTCAAGAGGCTGATTCTACCGCTACTACTGAAACGAAAGATACGGATACTGCCGCCGCCGATGAGGCGAAGGCTATTCGTGATGAACGGGATGCACTTAAAAAAGAGCTCCAGGACTCTCACGGCGCGAGGAATGACCTTCAAAGCAAGTACGACACGGGTCAACAGGAGTTAGTTAAGACCAAGAAAACTCTTGATGAGCTTACTCCACTTGTTGATTTCGATGCCGTAGGTGGCGCAGGTGCTCCCGCTGGCGGGGAAGGAGAGCAAACTTTCCTTACCCGTGACGAAGCTAAAGCCCTTGAAGTCCGCCTTGACCAGAAAATCCGAACCAATGAGTTTATGGCGGACTTTAGGAGCAAGTATCCTGACCTCGGTGACAAGGGGCCGAAAGAGCAGATGGTTACGTACTTCTTTACGGAGAAAACCCTGCATACTGAGTCCTTTGATAAGAGAGTCGAAAGCGCCGTCAAGGCGGTGCGGACACTTTTGAAGTCCGAGCAAACTAAGGGTGCGGATGAGGTCAAGGAAACTGCTGACAAAGACAAGAAAGAGACTGAAGCAAAGGCCAAGGCCGCTGCCCAGGCTTCGGGACTGTCTTCTGCCGGAATAACATCTCCTCAATCGAAGACCGCAGACGAGAACGAAGACGAGAGTCTTTCGGACTACGCTGCGAATCGAAAAGCGAAAACTGAAAAGTTGAAGTCACCTGGTGGCTAATTGATTAAGGAGATAGAACTATGGCACAGCAACTATGGGTTACGAACACTTTGGGAGGCTACATGGGTTGCCCAAAGCTGTCTCGTGAGTTGCGACATGCTGCCGAGCCGTTGATGCGGTTCAGGCAGTTCTGCCGGATAAAAGAAGAATTCGGCAAAAACAAAAACGACACGATATACTTCGATAAAATATCGAAGATTTCAACGGCGGGCGGCACGCTGGTCGAAACTGATACTATGCCGAGACATAACTATACGGTCGTGCGTGGCACGGCAGTAATTACTGAATTCGGGAACGCTATTCCGTTTACGGGAAAGTTGGAAGCATTGGCTGAGTTTGACGTTGACAACGCCACTACGAAGGTACTCCGCAATGACGAGGCTTCTACGCTCGACAACGCGGTAGCCGATGAGTTTCAGACTTCCCTGGCGAAGTACATCTGCGTAAAGACCAACTCGTACAATCTGACAACGCTTGGTACGGCTGGTGGAACGGCGACTGCTAACTTGAACGACTATCACATCAAGAACATCGTTGACCAACTGAAGAAGTGGGACGTTCAGCCCTATGATAACCAGGGCCACTACATCTGCATCGCCAGTGTGGATGCGCTTCGTGGCTTGAGGGATGATACCAACTTCATCAACGCATTGCGATACGGCAAGCCGGAGAACCTCTTTACCGGCGAGATAGGGATGTACGGAGGCGTTCGATTCATCGAAGAAACGAATGCCCTGTCCAACTCGATTGCCGCGAGCGGTTACGGTGAGGCAGTAGTTTTTGGTGACGATGCTGTCCTGGAGGCTATCGCCATTCCAGAGGAAGTGCGTTACGACATTCCGAAAGACTTCGGCAGGGACAAGGCCATTGCTTGGTACGGCCTGCTCGGCTTCCAGATTGTATGGTGCGGCACGGGCTCTGGCGAAGGTGGTGTTTCTACGGCAAAGGGATTCGTACCCCATATTATTCATGTGACGAGCGCTTAGTCCGAAGGGACAGAAAGGAGATTAAAACTATGACTAGGTATTCAGACCCAAGATACGATATACGACATATACACCAGTTTCCTACAGTGGTTGACTTTGCGGCTGCGACTGGGATAAATCTCGGCCCCGCGTCGAGAACGAATATGTTTCACGTGCCTTTCAAAGCAAAAGTAGTAAAGTTTGGGATAATCCCAACTACTGGGTCGGTAATATTTGCTACCGCCGACCCCGTGTTTTGCTTGAAACTCGAAACAAATTCAACAACTGGTGCAACGCAATTGGCCACATATCGACCGGGCAAGTATGTAACTGCGGCAACGCTTACTCCCAGAGAGGCGACTGGCTGTGCCCCGGAAACGGCAACTAATATTCCGAAGGGTAGGACGGTTATGCCCTGCATATTATCTGCTGGCGGCAGTTCTGGTAGCTGCCTGTTCTTTATGGAATACCAGGAAGTGTACGAAACAGCCTAACGGCAAAGGAATTGAATGTGGGGGGCGCAACCCGCCCCCTACGTTTTCAGCACAATGAAGATAGTCAAAATTGGTTTTCACTGTTGTATTCGCCTTCAGAAAGAGGCATTTGCTCTTTTAGCCAAGGGACACGAAGTTCACGTAATTGGTAATTCAATACCATCTGCCGTACAAGAATTTACGACCTTTTCGCAATTTATAACGAGTGACCAGTTGAGAAAGACCCTATTACTTCATAAGGACGCGGACATTATTCACGTTCACAATGAGCCATCCTGGCCGGTAATAGTGGCGAAGGAAGTTCTTCCAGATATTCCTGTAGTGCTGGATGTTCACGATGCGATGATATTTAGAAGTACGGACGTTAAACATAAATCAGCAGAGGAACGGCTTACTTTCGATATGGCCGATGGTATGGTCTTTGTGAGCGAGAAATGCAGAGAGGTCATCAATCCGAAATCGCCGAGTTGCCTATTATTATCTTACGTGAATGAAATGTTTTATCAGTTCAATGCCTGGCAGTGGATTGGTGGTTTGGCTTATGAGGGTAGGATAGACACGCCGGAACAAAAAGGATTTATGTTCTATTGTAACTACGTTGATTTGTGCAAGGAACTACGGAAAGAAGACATCCCGTTTCACATTTACGCACCAGGCGTTCGTGAGAGAAACCTGACCGATTGTTATGAACAAATCTGTAAGCTTCATCCAGCTTTACCTTACGACAAATTGATACAAATCTTAGGTTGCCACGACTGGGGTCTCTGTGGCAATATCAAAAAGTACCGCGAGTGGGATTTGGCAATGCCAAACAAGCTCTTTGAGTATATGGCCGGCGGCATCCCGACAATCGCCCTGAATTGTGGCGAAGTGGCGGATTTCGTTCTAAAACACGGGGTAGGTATCGCCGTTAAGAGCGTTAAGGAAATAGTGGACAGGTGGGATGAACGGCAGGAGTGCCAGAAGAATGTCTTTTTGAAGCGGTTCGAGTTCACGATGGAGAAGCACATCGGAATTTTAGAGGACTTTTATAAGAAGTTGATACGAGGTAAGTAAGATGGATTATGAATTACAAGAACTTATGATGTGGTTGGTCGGTGAGATGGACCAGCGGTCTGGCGAATTTTTTTATAGCACTCGAAGTGGTTATTGGTATGCGTCTCTGCCAGTAACAAACCAAGATGAGGACGGCATACAGGAGTATGTTTTGGCTCAATCAACAAACCTTAAGACGTGCTTAAGGTGTCTAAGGTCAAAAGTAGAAGCAAGAGTAGAAGTTGTCTGCTGATATGAAGCGTTTCGCACTAATAGGCGTTGGTGGGTTCGTAGCACCGAGGCACTTGGCCGCTATTCGGGACACGGGGAACGTTCTGGTTGCTGCTGTGGACATACACGACTCCGTAGGTATCCTCGACAGCTATTTCCCTGAAGCGGACTTCTTCACTGAGATTGAGCGGTTTGAGCGGCACTTAGAAAAGCTCCGCAGGGAAGACAAGGGGATTGACTATTTGGTTGTATGCAGCCCGAACTATTTGCACGATGCGCATATCAGGTGCGGTATGCGTCTTGGCGCGGATGTTATTTGTGAAAAGCCCGTAACGATTAAGCCGCACAACCTTCTGGCCGTTTCTGATATGGCTAAGAGATTGAATCGCAAGATTTATACGATTATGCAAATGAGATTGCATCCGAACACAGAGCAAATAAAAGCCCATTGGGACGATGACCCAGATATAATAGCTGTAAGGATTGAGTATATTGCACCGAGGGGCAAGTGGTACGACTATTCTTGGAAGGGCGACCCTGAAAAGTCTGGGGGTCTGATTTACAATCTCGGTATCCATTTTATTGATTTGATGTGCTATTTGTTTGGCGGAGCCTCTATGGCTTGTCAGACAGCCACATTCTATAATCCAAGAAAGGTCAGTGGTACGATTCGTCTTAAGGCAGCGCAAGCGGATTTCATATTAGCAACTGTCGGAAAGAAACCGAAAAGAATGGTTAGTATTGGCATTAAAGAATATGACTTCTCCCAGGGATTCGAGGGTCTTCATACGAAGTGTTACGAATCAATCCTAAGAGGCGACAAGTTGTTTGATATAGATTCGGCCTATCCGGCAATCCACATAGCGGACGAATTGAGAAAGGACTAATTTCTTGGAAAAAGTGCTCGTTACTGGCGGTGCAGGCTATAAGGGAGTGAAGGTCGTACAGGCTCTCTTAGAGAAGGGGTTTCGCGTTACGATACTGGACAATTTTATGTACGGCTGCGATTCTGTTTTGCACTTACTCAAATACGAGAATCTTGACATTGTAAGGGCTGATATTCGCAACGATATAGATAACATCGGTTGCTACGACATAATTATCCACTTGGCGGGCATTAGTGGCTATCCTGCCTGCGAGGCGAATGTGAACTCTGCTCAACTAATCAACGTTGGGGCTACTGGGAGGTTGGTACATTCCTTGAGCAAGAGCCAACTCCTGATTTACGCATCCACGACCTCGTTTTACGGAAACTCAGGGAAAGTCTGTGATGAAGATACAGTAATTCGCCCCAGTAGTATGTACGGTATTACGAAATACCAGGCAGAGCAGATTGTAGCGGAAAAGGAGAACGCGATAAGTTTGCGTTTCGCCACGGTATTTGGTGTTTCCCCCAGAATGCGAACAGATTTAATGGTGAATGATTTTACGTATAGGGCAGTCAGTGAAGGGACTCTTGTATTATTTGACGGTTACGCCAAGCGCACTTTCATTCACATCGAGGATGCGGCGGTTGCCTATTTATTTGCCATTGAGCATCGGGACGAAATGAAGGGAAACATCTATAACGCAGGGGGGAATGAGCTTAACTATTCAAAAACAGAGGTCGCCAGAATCATTCAGAGGAAAGTTGACTTTAGCGTCATTGAGTCTGGCATTAAAGGTAGGGATGTTCGCAACTTCATTGTTTTATTCGACAAGATTGAGAAGTTGGGCTTTAGACCTAAAAGGACAATTGAGGAAGGTGTCATAGAGTTGCTTAGATTATTTCGGTTCTTCGAGCCACATTCGCAATGAGAACTATAGCTAAAGACGGTAGGACATACGCAATTATTCACCTAACGAGTGAATGGAAGGAACGCCTTGACTTTCTTACTCCGCCGAACTGTTTTTGCCAAGTTGGTACATGGCACTATTCTAAAGGAAAAAGGCTTCGGCAACATCGACATATTCACAATGAACGGGTTAGTACACTGACGCAAGAATGCGTGGTAGTTATGCAGGGTTCAGTGCAAGTTGATTTTTATGATGATGATAACAAGGTGTTTTGTTCCGAGACCCTTAAGCGTGGCGATTTGGCGATTATGCTTTCGGGTGGCCACGGGTACGAAATTCTCGAAGACAATACAAAAATTGTTGAATGCAAAAATGGGCCTTTTGTATCAGTTGGCAAGGACAAGGAATTGATATGAAGTTAGTGCAGTTGAATTTGGGTTGCGGAAAACGGTATATCCCAGGATTTATACATATAGACATAGGCAACTTTCCGCATATTGACCACCGTGCCTCAATGGACAATCTTGAAATGTTCTCGGATGGCACGGTCGATTTGATTTACTGCTGCCACGCTTTTGAATGTTTTGACCGCCAAGAAGCCCCGAAGGTGCTGAGGGAGTGGCATCATGTTTTAAAAGACAAGGGGTTGTTGCGTTTGGCAGTACCCGACTTCGATGCGCTAATTGCTATTGGCGATTTAGATATAATCCTTGGCCCTCTTTATGGCCGTATGGAAGTTTACACGCCCGAACTAAGAGTTATTTACCATAAGACCGTGTATGACTTCGCAGCATTGAAACAAATGTTGGAATCAAGTGGTTTTACGGATGTTCACCGTTACGATTGGCGAGATACGCTACATAGAGACTATGACGATTTCTCGCAAGCGTACATTCCTCACATGGACAAGGAGAATGGGCGGTTGATTAGCTTGAATGTTGAGGCGATAAAAGGATGAATTTTATCCATCAAATAGAACCTTGGATTGACGATAGGGAAGTCGATTCTATGACCGAATATCTACAATCAGGGGCTTGGCTAACCGAATTCAGGAAAACGGCGGCGTTCGAGGTAATAATTGCCGAATATACCGGCAGTGGATATTGCTCCGTTGTAACGAACGGTACAGCGAGTTTATTCATCTCTTTAGTTGTCGCAGGCGTTGGCTCTGGCGACGAAGTATTAGTCCCGAATCTGACTATGATTGCAACGCCAAATGCCGTTAGAATGGCTGGCGGCATACCTGTTTTAGTTGATATAGAACCCGAAACATTATGTATGGATTTAGCGTGTGCCCGAAAGGCGGTGACGAAAAGGACAAAGGCGGTTTTGCTTGTCACTTTGAACGGTCGCGCCCCTGATATGAAGGGTTACATAGATTTTTGTAAAGAGTGTGATTTAGTTTTTCTCGAAGACGCTGCACAAGCGTTAGGTTCTTTTCAAAACAGCAGGCACCTGGGTACTTTCGGCGAGATGGGGTCTTTTTCCTTTAGCTCACCGAAGATTATCACAACTGGCCAAGGCGGGGCGTTGGTTACCGACAATGACCGTTTTCACGAACAGATTGAAAGAATCAAGGACTTCGGCAGGGATTCTGGGGGAGCCGACCGCCACGACTCGATAGGTTATAATTTCAAATTTACTGATATACAGGCCATTATAGGCATAGAACAAATGAAAAAGTTGCCTGGTCGGGTCAACCGGAAAAAGGAAATCTACAAGCTGTACGAAAGAGAATTGGAAGGCATCGTTGAATTCGTCCCTATTTCCGATGAAACTACACCGTGGTTTACTGACGTTTACCTGGATAGGCCGGACGAGTTAATGGTGGCTCTTAGGCAGCATTCCATTGGTTCCCGTAGGACCTATCCACCCATCAATCACCAGGCGATATACACCAATGGCTCAAGGTATTTGTGTTCGGAAAAGTATTCGTCCCGTGGGTTGTGGTTGCCTTCTTCGGGCTTTCTTAGGGATGACCAGATAATCCACATTTGCGATTTGATTAAGCAGGAAGTCTAATGCTGGATTTGACACAGTTTTTTTCGGGTATCGACAATTACGTAATACTCCGATTGTCGGACGACTTCCCTGATTGTGCCGAGGGCAGCGACATTGATATTCTCTGTGAAGACAAAGAGCAAGCGCTCAATCATATATTGAAAGTTGGGAAGACTTACAAGGAGCAGGGATTCCAAATAAAAGTCAGCAGGGCCGACAATCATATACACATAGACTTCTACTCTCCAAGCGCGGATAAGTTGAGTCTCAGATTTGACTTGATTGAGAACATCGCGTACAAGACTTTTCTTATCGACTTCAGGTTTAGTGGGGTTGTTTTGGGCGACCGGCATACAGTTCTTCGCAAGGATGTGACTGTCTGCGTGCCATCATTGGAGAACGACCTTGCGGTCAGGTTTTTTGAATACTATGAGTATTATCAGAGCGGCCGGCCGGAGAAGATTAAGCATTATAAATATGTCGAGAAGCATTATTGTTCCAAATTTATTGATGTCATAAATACATATAGTGACCTTAAGGTCGTTGTTAGAAATGAGGACAAACATCGGGTCCTGGAAGTGTTTAAGGGCAAAGATAAATTCTACAAGTTTTCACAGAAAAGCCAAATACGCGACCTTAGTGTTATTTACGAGAACTATTTTGGTCGGCGTACTGATGGTTGTTTCGTAGAGATTGGGGCATACGATGGTGATTACGTCAGCAGTACGAGCGTTTTAGCGGATATGGGTTGGACGGGGTATTATGTTGAACCCATACCAGAGTATTCCGACCAATGTAAAACAAGGCACGCAAATAACAAGAATGTTACGGTCAGTCAAATTGCCATTGGACCCGAATCAGGAACAGCGAAGATTCACGTAGGCGGGCCACTTTCGACTATCAAGGACGATATGCAACGTCTTTTTGAGTTTAGAACGTTAAAAGGGAATGATGTTTATGAACCTATCGAGGTCGAGCAGATACCATTGGGAGATTATCTTGCCGAACATCAAGTCAGACCCAACTTTGAACTATTAGTAGTTGATGTTGAGGGTTACGAATGGGAGGTCTTTCGGAATTTCGATATTGAGAAATGGAGACCGCAAGTAATAATCGTTGAGTTGCTTGACCAGAACGATAGATACGCTTTCCTGCGGGAAGATTGCGAAAACGTTATTTCTTATTTTAAGGAACACGATTACAGGTTAATCTATAAAGACTTTACAAACACGATTTACGTATCAAATGTTAACCCGACCGTTACGAGCCGCTTGGACTATTTTTTAATTTGGGGTCACGGGGTTCAATATACTGAGGAAATTCTCGATATAATCAGGAAACATACAGACCTTGACATACTATTCATCAAAAGGAAGTCTATTGATAATCTTAATGAATTCATAGAAAGGGTTTATTCCTGCGATGCTGTTCCCCTTAGGCATCTGATTGACAAAAGCAGATATTTATTGGATACAGAGCCAGAGGTGATATTTATTTTAGTCAAGAACAACAACGTCCAGGAAAGACTCTTTGGCAGAGGGCCATTTAGGCATATTCAATGCAACTTAATTAAAGATATAAAAAAGCAAATACGGGAAAGGTTTGACCCTAAAGGGACAGAGCATCATGTAGTTCACGCATCGGATTACGAGAGTCAGACAAGGCATCTATTGGAAGTGTTGAATTTTCCGCCGCCAGAACATTTCTTTTGTCAGCCAAATTCTGAGTTTGATGTTCCTTATCACGTTAAGCCTTTTGATAATTATATCGTAAAGGATGTAAGTATCAACCAACTGTACGTCAATATATTAGGACAAGGGATACTTCCGATACGTGAGACCCCACACTACAAATATTTGACTGGGGATAAGCAAGCATATCGTGATTACTATAGGGAGAATCTTGGGAAAAAGCTAACTGATGACCATTCACCCGCCGCCTTTGATTTAATGATTGCGAACTTGCAATATGATTATAGAGAAAAACGATGGCCGTGCGTGAACGGCAAGAGGTCTTTTATTATTGCTCAAGGAGTCAATAAATACACCTATGAACTTGTTGATGGCATACACCGAGCGGCTATTCTGAGGCATGAGGGCGTTGAAATCCTACCGATATTGATACCTGTTGCGAAAAGTGTAGTATGTCTTATCTACAGTAAAGATAGGGCTATGCAACTCGAAGCTGTCATAGAATCCTTCTTTGCGAACTGCATCAATTGTGTGGATGTGCAGGTGCTATATAAAACTTCAAATTCGTCACATCAACGACAGTACGACCAGTTACGGGAAAGATTTAGGAATGTTAAGTTTCACAAAGAGTACGATTTTAGAGGTCAGACAATATCAATCTTGAATTCGTATCAATACTTCCTGTTAGTGGTTGACGATACCCTATTTGTAAATAAGTTCAGTCTATGTGATGTATTGCAATGTTTGAAAGACAATAGGAACGTAATTGGGTTCTCGCTAAGATTGGGCAGGAACATCAATTACTGTTATCCAAAAAGTACCAGTCAGGTTGCGCCTGTTTTTGAAACACTTGACATCGCTGGTTTTCAACTTGAGCAGGAAATATTGGGATATGACTGGACGAGGGCGGAATATGATTTTGGGTATCCGTTTGAAATATCCAGTTCAGTTTACGCCATACAGACGCTTATGCCGTTATTGAAAAAGGTGGATTTTCATAACCCTAATACGCTCGAAGGGGTATTGGCCAATAGCGCAAACCGTTTTGGCCAGTGCAAAAAACAACTATTGTGTTACGGTCAGTCGGTTGCATTTTGCGTTCCCGTAAATTTAGTGCAGGATGTGACCGCAAATCGCATAGGGGGCGATAACAAGCAATCTGCGGAGAATCTCGCTAAGCTATATGATGAAGGTTATCGAATTGATGTAGAGAGTTATTTCGGCACTATAGTAACTGCCTGTGAACAAGAAATGGAATATACGTATAAAAAAAATGATTGCACGAGAAAAACAGCGATTTCTTCGAGACATTAGCGATATATATGCCTTTGATGGTATCGCTCACGATAGTATCGTTTTTGATATTGGTCTTTTCAAGGGTGTCTGGGCAAACAAAATTATCCAGAAATACGACCCCTACTTCTATGGTTTTGAACCCATAAAGCGGTACTTTTTGCAAGCCAAAGCAACTTTAGGCGTAAGCCCAAAAGTCCGGTTGTTCAATTTCGGATTAGGTAGGGAATCAGGCCAAGTTGAATTTGCGATTAAGAGCGACAAATCCAGGCCAGTGAGGGAAAACGAGAGCTATGAACCTGATAGGGTCGAGTCTGTTGAAATCAAGTCTATTGATAAATTTATGTCGGACATAGATTTTGTTGACCTTGCGTGCATCAATATCGAAGGCAGTGAATACGACTTGCTTGAGGGTATGATTGAATCAGGACTAATATCGAAATTCGGCCAATTATTGATTCAGTTTCACGAAACCCAACACTGTCCGACCAGAGACGCCATTAGGGAGAAACTTAACCTAACCCACGGAATGGTCTATAGTTACGATACTGTTTGGGACTTATGGCAGAAAAGAAAATGAAACCGATAGTTACAATCTATACAGTGGCCTACAATTCGGAGAAGTTTATTGCTCAGGCCATCGATTCCGTCTTGGCCCAGACGTACACGGACTTCGAGTTATTGATAGTCGATGATGGCAGTACGGACAAAACAGAGCAGATAGCGAAATCGTATTCAGACGACAGGATACGCTACATTCATCAGGAGCATAAAAACTTCGCGGCGGGTATGAACCGGGCAATTACCGAAGCGAGGGGTGAGTATATTCTTGGCGTTGATTCAGACGATTTTATAGCCCCTGATTATCTCCAAAAAATGGTTGCTTGCGCAGAGCAATACCCGGATTCTGACTATTTCTATCCGAGCAAGCTAACGATTGTGGACGAGCGCGGTAATCTTATAGGTGCGTGGGATTATCAGGACTTCTCGGACAATAATGCGCTTGTAGCATTTCTCTTAGACAAAAAATGCGGCCCAATTCCGAATCCGGGAAGTCTGAAGCGCAAATCCTTATTTGAGAGGGTCGGATTATACGAGGAGTTGGAAACGTGTGAAGACTTCGCTTTCCTGTGCAAAAACGTACTATCAATGCGGTTCGTGAAGGTTAATGATAATTCCGATTACTTTTACCGCAATATGGCATCTGGCAATTCGCATAAGATAGAAGGGCGAAAAATTGTTCACGCAAAGGCATTGGAGTACCTGGAAGGGCCAACGAGCGCAACACCACAAGATAAATCAAAGTTATTGATATGCTCCCCCTGGGACAATTGTTGGTTGCGATACTACGAAAGATATTTTGGTGATAGGTATGAGGTTAAGAGATGTATATACGATAGTGATGTTTCACAAACTAAGGATATGATTGCGTGGGCTGACGTCATCTTATTCAACTGGTCTGACTGGTTTTTGAAATACTGGTCGAATCAGGACAAGCCAAAGGGCAAGAAGTACATAGCGTTTCTGCGTTCTTACGAGATTTGGGACACGAATACTCCCTGGCAGATAAATTGGAGTAACATAGACCATTTGATTTTCGTCAACAACGCGATACGCCAGTGTTTTCTTGCAAACGCGAAAGAGCACATAGAGGAAGAATTCAAGACCCCTACCCACTGTATTCCTAACGGGATAGACCTTGACGAGTGGAAGTTCGCAGACAGAGTGCCGAATAGGAATATAGCATTTGTGGCTGAGATAGGTTACAAGAAGGGGATTCAACTACTGACCCAATTTGCGTTCTCTATTCCTTATGACTGTTCAATCTTTCCCGCTGGTAGGCCCGCTTATGCACGGTCGGCATTCTATTTTGATTACATAACAAAGACCTTGAGGGTGGATAACAAAATAGCACCTGTTAGAGAATATGATAATGTCCAGGAGTTTCTGACGAACAAGAGTTTCATTTTGTGCACTTCGATAGTTGAGGGCCACCCTAACTCTCTGCTTGAAGCAATGGCAGTGGGCATTAAGCCAATAATCCATAATTGGCCTGGTTCCAAAGACTTGTTCCCTGAAAAGTTTATCTGGAACACCGTAGATGAGGCGGTCGAAATACTCAATGGCGATTATCAACCCACTGAGTACAGGGCATTCATTGAGGCAAATTACGATATGCGGAAAGTGTATAAAAAGATAGAGGAATTGTTTTAATGCAGACGTTTAACCAGCTCGTCAATAACACGAACATTCCTGTCCTTGAGTACAATTTCTACTTGAGGGCCGTCCGCAGGGGCGGGGATTGGATGGATATGGAAGCCGCCGTTGTGAACCTCAAAGACTGTACGAAAGTCTTCAATGAGCATGGGGTCAAATCGTGGCTTCAGTTTGGGACGCTTTTAGGTGCTATACGAGACGGTTGCTTGATTCCACACGACAAAGACGTTGACGTGGGGGTATTCAGGAAAGACACAATGTTGCTCGTTGACGTATTTAAGGAGCTGTGCAAGGACTACAACTTCGAGTTCATTAGGAACGTCTGCCTTGATAGCACCGTTTCGTTGATGCGCAACGATGAGTACATTGACTTCTATGTCTTTAACGAATGCGCCATTTGGTATATGTGCGTGATGATTCCCGAAGTTTGCATCTTCAAGGATTATCAGTTGAATGACTTGCAGACTATCCGGTTCCTAGGAATGGATTTTAATGTGCCGAAGGATTACGAGGATATGTTTGTCAAGTGGTACGGGGATGATTGGAGAGTTCCTATCAAAGAAAAGTCGGCTTATTATAAGGATTGATAGTGATACCAGTAGTGATTCCATTTTACAAGAATGGAGAACAGCTTCATAAATGTAGGCGGCATTTGGCCGCACAAACTGTTCTTATCGATGTGTTCATTCGCGACAATAGTAAGGATAATATCTATTTTACTGCTGCCGTCAATGAGGGGATTCGGAAATATCTTACTGACCCAAACTGGGACTACATTCTCATTATCAATCAGGATATGTACTTACAAGCGAATGCTCTGCGTGAAATGCTCAAGTTTATGGACAGTCATCTGAAGTGCGGGATTGGGATGCCGATACAAGTTACCAGCGACAATGAGGATTTGGCCTGCTATGCCGGTGGCGCACAGGCATTCCCAAAGGGTTCGGCTCTGGCTGGCAATGTACAATTGTACTGGGCCGATGCCAAGATACCCTGGGCGTCCGGCGGGTGCTTGATATTGAGAAGGGAGATGATTCAAGAGATAGGTCTCTTTGACAAAAACCTTCGCTTTGTTGGTAGTGATAGCGATTACTGTTTTACGGCAAGGTCAAGGGGTTGGGAAGTGTGGAGAATAGCACAGGCCGTAGGAGTACACGAAGACGGCCAGGCGATTACTGCGGACTGCGGGGAGGCACTCAATCTAATCAAGGTAGAGGATATGCTGTATTTCGCCAGCAAGTGGCTTACCGGTGACTTGTATAGAGGGTTGGCAGATAGGTGCGAAGATACTACCGCTGAGAAGATACAAAAAGAGATTGCAGATATGCTTACCATAAAACGGACATTACATAAGGCGTAAAATGAATTTGGATTATTGGAACAAGTATTACGAAAACTCAAATAGTGCCAAGCCGTCATTGTTTGCATCATTTTGTTTGCGATATATGGAGGCCCCTGGCTCAGTTATCGATTTAGGTTGCGGGGTCGGTCAGGATTCAGCCTTCTTTGCAAAGAAGGGTTTTCTGGTCAGGGGTATTGACCAGTCGAAAACCGCAATCGATGTGTGCAAAAAACACAAAGACAATGGGTTATTGTCTTTTACTAAGATGTCCTTTTTGGATATCGAAACCCTGTATGGCCACGCAGAGTATATGTACCTTCGGTTCGTTCTGTGCGCGATTGACCAAACAGAAGAAGAGCTTCTTTTGCCCTGGATTCAGTCCCATATTGCCAAGGGGGGGAAACTGTTTATTGAGACCCGAAGCGTCAATGATACGCATATTCCCCATATTCCTCGTACTGCTCACAACCGGAGACTTATATCTAAGCCGGCGTTGGAGGCAGACCTTAAGAAGCTCGGTTTCAAAATTGCGTACTCAAAGGAAAAGCGAAACTTCTCGCCAATCGAAGGTGAAAACCCGTTACTTATTCGCATAGTAGCTGTTGAGAAAGGAGTTAGCAAATGTGGAAAACAATAGTGCGAAAACTTAAAGAGATTTGCCATGTGTGGGGGCATTTCCGAGGCTCATACTATTGGAAGGAAGCGTTTGTATGCCTATTCAAAGGGCACGACACACAAGAAACAGGGATATTTCATTTTCCGGACCGAGATGTAATATTTACGAGATTCGAGTGCAAACGATGCCAAGAGGAATTTTGGCAAAATAGCAACGGATACACGGTTCCTTGTCCATTGGACAGGTATTATTACGCTCCCGGTGATGATGAATTGTTGGGGGTAGAATAAATGTGGACTCGTGAACTGAGTAGCGGTCTTGAGGCAGCCAAGTGCAGAGGTCGGATAATCTCTTACTTGAAAGGCGCAGGTCTTGACATTGGTTGCGGGAACGAAAAAATAGTCTCGACTGCAATTGGCGTAGGGGCATCGGGTTCGGCCATAGACTTGCATCTGGACCTGTCCTCTAACGATTCCCTGGCGATGTTTTCCGACAATTTCTTCGACTATGTATTCTCCGCCCATTGTCTTGAGGATTTCTACGCTACTGAAGCCGTTTTGCGGCAGTGGTGGAGAGTAATAAGGCCAGGTGGCCATTTACTCATCTACACCCCTGACCCAGACTACTATCCGCGAATAGGAACGGATGGCTGTAACCCGACCCACAAGCGAGATTTGTATTGGCAGGATGTCTGGAAGATACTCAAGGGGTTCGGGAACGCGAAGAAGGTCAATGCGTCAAGGCACAATTTGTCCAACGAATACAGTTGGTTACTCTGTGTACGCAAGACTTATGGTTTTTATCAAGGTCGATGTTCAGATTGTCCCTATAAATGGAACTTGTTTCGGCAATTATGGTTAAGCATAACGAATTTATTTAAGGCGTAGTTTTGTATGGCAATCTATGCAAACGGGGATAACGTCAAGCCAGTGCTCAGGTGCGTAGCCAAGATGATGATGGTATTGTTTTGCTTGTTCACCGCAAGAGCATTGCAAAGAATTAGGGCGGGGCAATTTGCCAGCTTCAATAGCGTTTCCCAGAGCATTACAAGCCTCACGATATTCAGGATGGCGAAGAAAGTAGCGCTTAGAGTAGCGATTACTGGTGGCTTTGCCCTGTGGGCTATGCTGGTAACGCTTTTTTACAACTTTGCCGTGTGGACTTTGTCGGTAATGTTCTGCAGTCGCCTTGCATTTTTCTGTATTATTTTTGTAATATTGTTTGACACGTTTCAAGTCGCAAACTTTGCAATCATTTTGGCGTTCATCTTTTGCTCTGTTGTCCTTATAAAACTCCGAGAGAGGTTTAGATTGTTTGCACACTCGACAGGTTTTCATTATAATTTCAGTAGCCATTTTCGTCTCCTAAATAGACGATTTTGGTTAGAGCCGGTTGCAGGACACGCTCCTGCGGTCGGCTCGTCTTATTATACACAACAGAAAAACTTTGTCAATGGAGAAATATAAGAAAAATGCCAACCCAACCACCACAAATGATGCTTGAGGGTTCAGAGAGTGATAAAGGGACTATCTCTTTCCCACGCAAAAAGAAAACTGCAAAAGACTGCTTAATCGTGCGTTACGGGGCGTTAGGTGACGCGATTTGGGCAACTCCCGTTCTGCGACTCTTAAAGGAACAGGGATATTATATTGTCTACAACTGTACCCCGTATTCTGCCCAGGTACTCAAGGAAAATCCTTACATTGACGAGTTTTTGTTTCAGGACACGGATGCTATTCCGAATAAAGACCTTGGCGATTACTGGAAGGAAATCGGTGAGAGTTTCGATAAGGTCATCAACTTCAGTCAATCGGTCGAGGGAGACCTTCTGAAGACAGAGGGGTCTGAGGAGTTTAAGTGGCCTCACAAAAGGAGGCATAGAGAGTGCAACATCAATTATATAGACAGGACACTTGAGGTTGCCGGCTTTCCCAATAAAAAGGGTCTGAAGCCAGAACTGTTCTTTTCTCAGACCGAAGAATATCTGGCTGGAATTTTCAGGCAGCATTACAAGGACAAGTTTCTTATAGAGGTCTCGTTATCTGGTTCGGCTGTCCACAAGACCTATCCGTGGCTGCCATACGTTATGAACGAGATTCACAACAACTACAAAGATATAGCGATAGTGACTGTGGGGGATTATCTCTGTACGCTCCTGGAGAACTGGCAGCATCCGAACACGGTCAACAAGGCGGGCATCTTCACCGTTAGGCAGTCGATGATTCTAACAAAGTACGTTGACCTGGTACTTGGCACTGAGACGGGGATACTCAACGCGGCTTCGTGTTTCGATACGCCCAAAATTATCCTCTTGAGTCATTCGTCCGTAGAAAACCTCACGAAATACTGGAAAAACTGCACAAGCTTGACCGCAAAGTCCTGCAATTGCCAGCCATGTCATCGCCTAATATACACGCTAAAGGACACTTGTCCGCTCGAAACAGTACGATTACCAAGCTCAAAGGGCATCGCGGATGTAAAGATACCCGTCTGTATGACAGGTATTCGGCCCGAAGAGGTGTACAAAAGTATAGAATTGTGGTATAATATCTGGAAACAGAACCGTGAAAAGGAAAAGTAGAATGGCAACGGCAGGCAGGCAATACAACCCACCTCTTGACAAGGGAATAAAAAGGTATGTTGAGATATTGGTTGCGGCTGGAATTGAAACATACGAATCTTGTGAAGGCGGGGAAGGACACGCCTATCCAGAGCCAACTATAGTATTTCACGGTGAAATCGGAGAGGGCTTTAGGGCATTAGCCATAGCCATAGAAAATGGTCTGCCAATATATGAAATTAGACAGTTCTGGTCAATAAGAGACTTACAACCAGTTGGGCCAGATTGGGCAATGACATTTTATAAGAAGGCCGAATGAGTGTTTATTTAACTTAGGAACATAAACGATGGAACTATCAGTATTAAGAACAAACGTCCAGGGCAATTGGCCGATTGGGTATCATTCTACTGAACTCACGAGCGCCAAAGTCACTGGCTTTATCAACGATGCTCAGAAATGGGTGTGTAGGGGTAATCTGGTCTTGCCGTCTGGTCAGGTCATTAGCCACAACTTCTCTTTTCTTGAGCAAGAGGTAACGCGGAGTACGACAACTCAGCAGCAGAAATACAGTCTGCCGACCGCTGGTAGCACAGACTGGACAGAAGTAGCATCGGGTACGGTCAGACGGTTCAAGTCTGAGATTACCTGCGAGATAATAAACTCAGAGAATTACCGCCTACCGTTAGAGCGCCGATTCAAGACCCATATCGAGAACGATTCGGAGTTTGCCAATACGTTAGGTTATGGGATTCCAAGTGTTTATTGCATAACGCAAGAATACTTATGGCTTTACAAAATCCCTGACCACGACTACAATAACAGTACGGCGTTTACGATAAACTTTGAGTTTTACGGGTATTTGCCTCCATTGGTCGAGGATACCGACTCGAACGTTTTGACGAACAACTTTGATGAGGTTCTCGAATATAGGGCAACGGCTATGGGTTTCCGCTTCGGCTACGATGCCGACAAGGCTGAGTATTTCGAGGCCAAGGCCAAGGAACGGCTTTACGAAATGATACGGGAGGACGAGGATAGGAAACTGACGGGAATCGAAACTGGGTTGGAGCCTGATGCGGGGCAGTCGCTCAACTTGAATGCGTGAAAGGGTAATTTAGTAGTAAGTAAATAAACAGTTAGTAAGAGAACTTGTGAGATAGCCTTACGATTCGTTTCCAACGAAATTGTAGGGCTGTTTTTATTATAGGGGATTAAAAATGGCGCATACTCGCGTGTGGGAAGAAGAAGCACCAACTGGTACGGAAGCCGCCTCGCTGGGCGACGACCGAATCCGCAATCTGAAAGTCGATATAGGTGAGCGATTTGAAGACATTCTTTACGGTTTTGATGTTTCAAGTGGCACTGGCGATGAAGCGACCGTTGGCATTAAGAAGCTAAACTTCAAAGAACAATCGTCCATCGCTACGCCTTTAGCGAACCAGATTGTAATTGCCGCCAAAGAAGCCGATAGCAAGGCTGAGCTTTTCTTTGTGGATGAGGACGGTAACGAGAGGCAGTGGACAAGTGGTGGGAAATTGAAGGTTATCGCCGGTGATTACGCCGCCAACTCGATAGACGAGGACGATATTCGCCTTGCTAACAACGCCTATCTTACGGCTCGTAATGCAGCGGGTACTGGCGATATTAACCTCGCCAAAGTCAACGCCAGTGATGTTACCGAAATTCCCGTTGGGGCAGTTCTGTCGGCGGATACCGCACCAGCGTCCGACCCAGCCATTGCCAACAAAAAATATGTAGACGACAATATAGGCTCTGCTAATTGGACGCCTACATCTTATGCAGGAGAAGAATCTGTAACTTTCCCAAATGGCCTTATATTAAAACAAGGAAATACCAATAAAGCAGATACAACAACGCCTATTTTATTTGCTGAGGCTTTTCCAACTGCTTGCACAAGAGTAACAGTCAGTGGTGTCGATGACGCCTCAACAGATACCTATGTACCTGTGATAGATGGTGTAAGTAAAACCGGCTTTGACGTTATCACGGGTTCTCCAATTGATTCATATAACTGGATTGCAATAGGGTATTGATGGCGCAGACTCAAATAGAACCTGTTCTTGCTCCACGTGGTGGCCTCAGGCTGGACTTGCCTTCTGATTTGATAAGTCCGCTTGAGATGACTGACTGTGCAAATGTCTTCTTTGAGGATGGTCTTGTTAAGAAGCGCTACGGATACAAGCGGATGGGGGGCAATTTACCTTTGCACGGCGCCGTTATGGGCAGCGACCAGTATTATAAATTCGGCGGGCAGAACTACCTTCTGGTTATGACTACGAAGGACATTTATCAATGGAATCCCGTAACAAGTGAATGGGACTCAATTGGCGTAGGTACAGGAGCTTCAGGGGCTTATGGTGCGGGGGTTTACGGTAGTCGCGCTTATGGTATGCAGCCTAATGCCTACGGGGCACGTGCTTACGGTGAAAGTTTCTACGGCTCGCAAAAAGGCTCGATATTTACGGGTACGGACGCCGACCCTTTTAGCTACGACTACATAAGGAAGTTGACGGAAAGCGAACCTTGGTGGGTATGTACCAACGGCGTTGATAACATAAAGAAATACAATGGTGAAAACCTTGTCGATTTGGGTGGTTCACCGCCAATAGCAAAACGTTTAGTGGCGTTCAAAGACTATCTGCATCTTCTGGACGTTACTGAAGGAGGGAATCGCTTTCCACAAAGGGACAGATGGTCGGATACTGGCAACCCTGAAAACTGGTTGACCGGCAACGCAAGCTACAAAGACCTGCCAGGCGCAGACTGGATTTCCAACGGGATGAAGTTCAAGGGCGATTATATGGTCGTCTTGAAGGAAAGGAGCATTGAGGTCGGTTACGCTACGGCTGATGAAGAAATCTTTGAGTTCGACTGCAAGGTAACAGGTGCGGGTTGTGCCGCACCAAATACTATCGAGAGTCTCGGTGATGAAATAATCTTTTTAGGTTGGGATGATGTTTACGTCTTTAACGGCATAGACTATGAGCCGATAGGAACGCCGATTCAGAGGGAGCTTTTCAGAACCCTTAACCCTGAACAGATAGGCAGATGTTTCGGCGTGATTATTGAGGAGCAGAAAGAATATTGGCTATTTGTCCCTTCGACACGCTCGACATATCCAGATATGGCTTGGTGCTTTAACTACAATCTCAATAAGTGGACACGGCATACTTTCGGCAACTACATTACGGCATTCGGCTATTACTTCCTCGAAAGAGCGATGACCTGGAACGATTTGGTCGGAAGTTGGGACAGTCAAGCCTGGCGATGGGATGACAGGACGATTCTTTCGCACGCACCGACAACGCTATTCGGAGATGTAGATGGGTACGTCTTCGAGTACGACAAACTAACAAATAACGATGACGGTACGGCGATAGACGCCTATTTCGACACCAAAGATTTCGTAAGACGAGACCCGAATACCGGTCGGGTTGTACGCCAAAGAATTTTGCAACTCGATGTTTATTACACTGGCCAAAGCCTTGATGTGTCATATTCGATTGATAAGGGGCGTAATTGGACAGCGATAGGAACACTTCCCGCGAGTACGAATATGGAAATAGCACGCAGTCTATATTTGCGTTTGGATTGCGAAAGGGTTCGTTACAGATTCAGGAACGCGAACCTAAACCAGCATTTTGAATTTAACTCGGCGAATATTTATTGGCAGTTCGCCGGTACGAGATTGAATTGAAAGGAGAAATACAATGGGAAGGAGACCAGTTGTAGGCTCTGACGAAGGCACTTGGGGTACAATAGATAACGAGTGGTGCCGAGTAGAGCACAACGCCAACGGCACACACAACGACCCTATGTGCTATCTGAACCACGTAGTTTGTAACGAAGACCAGGTATTAACTAACCAAACGGATTTTAGTGCAGCCTAATTTAAGGAGACAAAACAATGGCAATTAACAATCCAAGTATTCTGAATCATTGCGCGGTAGCGCTTTTGGGCAGTGTAGATTCTGTGAATCTTAATTCAGAGACACAGACGACTCTTTTTACCGTTCCGACAGGCAAAAAATGCGTTCTCGACCACATTCGGATAAGAAATGTAAGTGCGGACTGTTCAAGTGCCACAGTTACGATAGGTCTCTCAACTGCCTTGACTGATTTTCTTGGCACTCAGACACTCTCTGCTCTCAACGCAGCGGCGACGACAGGCATTCTACGTCCCGTCCCGAATGCAACAACTGTCTTAGGGCAGGAATATACCGCCGCTGAGATTATTCAAATAGACGTATCGGCAGCGGCCGGCAGCGCCTGTACCGCCACAGTTGAATTGTTCGGTACGTTAGATGATGCTTAAAACTGAAGTTACGGAGTAAATAATGGGAATTAACAATCCGACAGTATTGCCAAACAATACGATATGTATGTTAGGCAGCGTTGATAGTGTTGATATTAGCGATGATGCCTCATCGAATACGATTTACACCGTTCCCGTGGGCAAAAAGTGCTGCCTTCACCACGTAAGGATTAGGAATGTCAGTGAGAACTTAACCACCGGAACCTGTACGATTGGCCAGTCAGGGGCCTTGACTGACTTTCTTGATACTCAGACGCTATCAAGTCTCAACGCAGCGGCGTGTTCTGGTATTCTGGAACCTGTCGCACACGCTACGACACCAATAGGCATCGAATACACCGCAGGAGAGGTATTGGTTTTCAGAGTAGTTGCGGCTGGTGCTGGTACTTGTACGGTTGAGTTTTTCGGCACGCTTGATGACGCCTGACATTAAAGAGTAATAACAATGAAGTTGCAGTTTACGCATATAATCCCGCCGACAAGCGGGATTGCCGACCCTGCCACTAAGAAGTGGGCTGACAGGATAGTGCAATTTCTGGATGATACTTTCAGGAAGGTTGCCTCGATACCTTTTAATCGCAGTGAAAGCCTTAGCATAACCAGTACGGGCTCAGCAGATACGACTTTCACGGTGACTCATCATATTGGCAGAGTCCCGACCGGATACATTGTGAATTATATAGATAAGGCCGCCGTAGTATATTGCGATTCTACGGACCTCGGCAATTGGTCCACAACGCAAATAAAGTTGAAATGCGATACGGCGAATACGAAGGTCAAGATAGTGGTGTTCTAACAATGAAGATATTTAACGCGAACATACCAACTGCCAAAGAGATTATCTTGGAGTTGATTGCTAAAATCGACAAGGTGGAACGAACGCCGAGGGAGATTGACGCCTGGCTAATCTTAAATTTAGGTACAGACATCTTCGGCGCGTGGGTAGCGATAGAGAATGATGAGCCGGTTGGGGTCTTGACGTGTGAGGTTGTCGAGCAGGAAACTGACCCGAAAGTCTTTATTTCATTTTGCTATTGCGAACCGAATCTCAAAGCAAATTGTTGCAAGAAACTTTTGACTAAGTGTGAAGAATGGGCGAAAGCTGCGAATGTCAAGAAGTTGATGTTTTACACAAAACGCAGCTATCGTACATTTGAAAAGAAATACGGATTCAAACTTCAAAAGAGCATACTCGAAAAGGAATTATAGCTATGGGCGATTTATTTGGTGGTTCAGAATCGGACAAGCCAGTTTCTATGGAACCCCCCTGGCAATCGGAACTAAGAAGGCGAATAGCAGAGGCAGCGGAACCGAAGGCGAAGGAACGCATTGCCCGCGCTGGAGAGCCGTACCCTGGAGAGTTAGTAGCTGGTCTCGGCGAATACGAGACGATGGGACTTGAAAGTCTCGGCGAATTTCTCAAGTCGCCTTCGCCAATAGCAGGGCCGCTTTACGCGGGTGCTAAGGGAGAAGTACAGAGGACACTCGGCGGCGAGTATTACGACCCCGCTGAAGGGCCATATTATCAGGCGTTTAGAACGAATGTGATGCGTGAGCTTGCCGAAGCTAAAGATAGGATACGCAATGTCGCATCGGCCAGGGACGCCCTTTATGGCGGCGGTAGGATAGCTACCGAAGGTGAGCTTGAGGAAACGGCGGTCGGGGGACTTCAACAGACTTTGGGTGGATTGTACGAGCGCGAGCGGCAGACGAGACTCGGTACAGTTCCGTTGGCTACGGAGATGCTGGCCTTTGAGGAACGGATGCCGCTCGGTCGGGTAGCAGCCGCACAGCAACTTGGTGCTCTACCGAGACAGTGGGAGCAAGCAGTCCTTGATGCGGAGCAGCAAGAATGGCTGAGACAATTGGCCGACCTCGGCATCCCTCTTGACGTAGCAACACAGATGTCAACCTACCAGCCAGCAATGTACCAGCCGACTTACGGACAATCCCCAGTTAGTCAAATGATGCCTGGTTTGGGAGGCTTGTTTATGGGCGCCGGTATGGCTGGGGGCTTCGGTAATCTGTTTGGGGCAGGAGCGGCGGCTCCTGGTGCGCCACTAACTCCGATGCAATTAGCTACAGTACCACATTAAAAAGAAAGGGAAACATTATGATAGGGAGCAAAGTCAAGCCGCCAATGTACACGCCCCGATTACCCATCGGTGGCGGCGGTGGCGTATTCCAGCCCGCAGGCGGAACACCGTACAAGACAAGCCCGTTGGCAGGTGCAGCGGGTGGTTTGGCAGGGCTATACGGTACTTACTTGCAGGGTAAGGCGCAAGCGCCGCAATTGGAAGCTCAAAGGAAATATCTCGATGCGCGAACACAAGCGACTCTGGCCTCAATTGCTCCGCAGAGACCAATGAGCGCTGCCGAACTTATGGCAAGTGTGCCGGAAGGTCACGAACTTGTGAGTTATAGTCGTGACCCAAAAACAGGCGGTTATACAAATCCAAGGTATAAACCGAAAGGGGCAAGCATTGAAGAAACGATGGCGCAAATCGCAGCCGCTCAAGACAGTTTCGGTGATTATGAGCAACCAGGCGTAAATATTCCTATTGGTCGCGGCGCAAGTGTAAGTCTTCGGCCACGAGAGAAAAGAACGGTAGAGGTTGTAGCAAAAGATATTAGTGACTTGATTTGGTATCGTAAAGATTTAGGCGAAGACGACCCTGCAATTCCAATTATTGATGCACGATTAAAGGCGCTTCGTGCCGAATTGGAACAGTTGGCAGAATCCTCAAAGAAACCACTGCCTAAAGGCGCCCCACCAGGACCGCCCGTAGGGCCACCGAAACCTTCCGGATTAGAACGGATTGCGCTCGAATCCGATAAGTGGTTGCAGCCAGATAAACCCAAAGCGTTAGATGCTAAGGAATTGCCATTTATGCAACGTGCACGAGGGGCACAGAAGAAAGTAGGAGAGGTAAGCAGGAGATTCGGCCAGCGAGGATTCAAAGCGCCTTCAGGTGCAGAGCCGAACCTACCTGAACCAAAGACCAAAGAAGAATTTGATAGAACAGGTCAGATGATAGCAGACGAGAACATTGCACGGAAGTATTTCGAGAAATGGCGAAGCAAGTTTTACCGGTAACATCGTTTGACGAATGGAGAAAACCTAATACTCCATCTTTCGACCCTGAAGGAACTGGGTACGACTATGATACGGCTACTGCTGCTGGCGGAAAACCTGATGCAAGCGGTCATTGGGGCAGTTTAGACCCTCGTACTGGTATGGTATTGAAAGGACGACAACACGATACTTGGCATCTTATGCTTGAGGAAGAAGAAAGACGTGGAAACACAATCGCAAAGAGAGGGAATAGATATTATTCGGTTAAGCCGACTGCGCCATCTTTCGATAGTTGGCGCAAGCAGGTATCTCCTACTCGCCCTGCGAAACCAGTCGTTGGGTTACTTGATGTTGATAAAGGTCCAACTGTTCGTCCTCGTACTACACCAGAGCAAATTAGTCAAGCGGCGGAGCGCATAGGTAAATTTGAGGCCGGTCATCGGCTTCCTGAACAAACAAGGGACGTAATGATGCGTCCACCAGAACGCCCTGGATTCTTGAAGCGTTTTGGCAAAGGTATCATGAGAAAAGGTATTGTAGAACCGCTAAAGGCAATTGAGACGAGAAGTCGAGCATTTGGTGGTGCCGGTGTAATTATCGAAATGGGCAAGGGTTTTGAGGAGTTCAGGAAAGTAACAGGCAGAAAACCAACTCCAGAAGAAGTCATTCAAATACAACACCTTGCGGTTGAGAACCTGAAGCGCATAACCGATGAAAAATATTCATTCTTTGACGTTCCACCGCCCGAAACCGTAGGCGAAAAGGCCACTGAGGTTGCTACTGGACTTGGTGCTTTTGTAGGCAAGATAGCAATTGCTAAGAAGATTCTTGGTGGTCACGGTCTTGCTACTAATGTTGCCGCGTGGGAAGCAGAGAATATCGTCTCTGGTGGGACACCTGGCACGGGGGCAGCTATACGTCTGACTCTTGGGGCAATAGGGAAGATACCAGGCACTTCGATTTACGCTAAGACAGGTCGTTTTCTTGGCCCTTCCGGCGCGTTAGCTGGTCTTGTTGCCGTTAGCGGTGGAACAAAAGAGGACATTGCCGTTGCCGCCCTTATTCCTTTGGCTCTGAGAGCAATTGATACCAGTGGTCGATACGCCCTCAGAGTTCGCGCTTCACACCAGATTAAGTCTATGAGAATGGATGCAAAGACGCACGGTCTGGACTTGAAAAATGTCCCAGACCAGACGTTGCGAGTCATAATAGACAATGCCAAAACTGCCCGATGGTGGCAGCAACAACACAAAAAAGGCAAAGTAACCACAGAGGTTCGGGATGCACGGGTTTCCGAGATAAAGGACAGACTCACGCCTATAATGTCTGCTATCGCCAAGCAGCAAGTAGTGAAAGCCCCGCCGACTAAAGAGCGGGCAATAATGAAGAAATACGGCGATGAAGCAGAGCGTCTAAAAGCACAGGGAGGTCCCACAGCCAAAGAGGACTTGTTGGCTATGAGAGCACGAGGAATGGCCGAGCTTGGTCAAGTCGCTGGCAAACCACCTCTGGTTACACCGCCACCTATTCCTACAGGTCTTGCCAGAGTAGCAGAGGGAATGGAATTATCGAAAGCCGACATTACGGCCTTAAAGACCCGTGGATTGAGGGATGAGGCGATTACGGCAATGACGCCAGAGCGGGCCAGAGAGGTGCTCAGGACGCTCGTAGAGGCCCCGCCAGTGGGCAAACCCGCCCCAAAGGGTAAGATTACCCCTAAAGTGGTAGAAAAAGAGGCCCCAGTAGAGGAAAAAGTCAAAGCATTTCACGGAACAAGGGCAGACATTGAGACTTTCAGGCCATTATCACACTTCGGGACAGAAAGGGCGGCGGAAAGAGCATTAGAATCTGTCAAGGGCAAGGGGGAACCTAAAGTTATTTCAGCAGAATTGACACTTAAAAATCCACTCGAAGTAACTGATGTTCCGCACGGCGAAGAAGTTGTTTGGTGGAGTAATGATGCTGTAGAAAAAGGAGCAATTACAGAACAGGAAGCTGCAACGATAGAGGACATTTTGAATGAAAGCGGAGTAGAAAAAGCCGAAACAGCATTTGTAAAATTGCTGAAATCCAAAGGCTATGATGGATTAAAATACATAAACAAGACAGAAGATGTTGGTTCTGTTTCCTACGTCATTTTTGACCCTAAACAAGTAAAGGTAGCCCAGCCCCCAGTAGCCGAAGGGGCGAAAGAGGCAGTAATTCCCGCGCGACCAATGGTGAATCCTAAAGCGACTGCTTTAGAGCAAGACAAGCAACTGCGGAGACAACAGGTTTGGGATAGAAAGTATGGGAAGATTCAATACGGAACCGAAGCATTGCCAAAGCCATTAGCCGAAGGAGCAAAGAGACAAAGAGGGGAGATACTCCAAGCTCGTCTCAAGCGCGGGGAATCCGTACCAGGCAAATTGCTCACTGAATTTGAGTCCGAGAAATGGGCGCAAGAGGCGCTGGGGAAGAAAGTAGCTCCTAAAAAAGTTCTCCCATCAGTACACCGCCAAGTAAGCCAGTCTTTGGGTGCTGCCAAGATAGGATTTGAGACCTTCGACCCCGCCGTACAAAGGGCGCAGAAGATGGCCGCCAAGGCGGGTAAGGATGTCTTTGTTGTTCAGAGTCCGATTACCAGTAAGTTCGCTACGCAACTCACAAAGCCGGCGAAGGGCAATTATACGATAGTCCGTCCTGACGGCACGGCTGAGTTCATAGAGCAAGCCAAGGTTCTTGTAACACAACGTAGGGGAGTATTAAATGTAAAACCGCTTTTGCAAGCTCATAAAACATTTATGGCTATCATTGAGCCGAGCAAGGCAGTTGAAATGAAGGTCGGCAAAGAACCGTATGCTGCTGTCATAAAAGGGATTCACCAAGTTGATGTCGGGCGGTTGGAGTTCAATCAGGCCAAACTAACTGGTCACGACAAGAATCTCCAAAAGTTAGGGGAGTGGTTTGACAAATTCCCAGACAAAGACCTGAAGAACCTTATGCTCACGCGGGGCCAACCGATGAGCGTAAATGCACAGCTAATCCAAAGAGAGGCTCTTAAGGCACTTCCGAAAGAATTGAGGGGGCCGAAAGTCCGCAACGCTATACAACAGGCAGCGGATTTCAACTATCAGTATCTTCAAAAGGTAGTTGGTGATGACATTAACAAAGTTGCAGACTATTTTTATGGAATCTACAAAGACCGAAAAATGGTCGGTAAGTTTCTCGACTATTGGCGGACAACGAAACGGTTCACTAAAGAGAAGAAATTACCTACTGTTGCCGATGCGGTCGATTACGGTTTGGAGTTGAGAAACTACAATCCTATCAATAACTTGCGGACAGAGTATATTGCCATAGCACACTTGGACGGTATGAACTGGCTCAAAAACGAGTTGATGCGTACAGGCAAGGGAAAGTTTATAGACGAAGTTCCGATTGCGCCAACTGACTGGGATATAATTCAAGACCCAGTATTCACGGGCTTGAGGATACAACCAGACTTGGCTAAGATGATAAATAATCTTATTGCAACGAACAAACTCACCCAAGTTCCATTACTCAATACAATTAGGCAAACAAATAACTTCTTGCGAACCTTGAAATTTATGGGCAGTGCATTCCACTTACTCTCTGTGGCCAAGCAATCAGTTGCTGATAGTGGGTACTTAGGATTTCTCTACAAGCCGACCGCCTTGCGTGGTGTTACTACTGGATTTCGCAAAGACGACCCGATTTTTAGGACGCCTTTTTACAAGCGATACATCGGCCTGGGTGGTGGTCATCATTACGCAGTAGAATCTGAGGCGCGCAAAGCATTTACCCAAGCTGTCAATGAACTAAACACGAATGCAGGCAGGATTGTGAAAGTTGGTGCATTGCCGTTACGAATCCCAGTTAGCTTCGTCAATTGGATGTTTAATAGTTATATTCCAAAAGTCAAATACTCAAAGACTCTTGACTGGTACAATGCGCGGTCTAAGCAATTGGGTCGAGAGCTTAGTGATGCTGAGCTTATAGACATCATTAAAGAAGGACAGAACTTCTACGGCATGATGAATGAGCGTCTGTTTGGTAGGAGTGGCACGGTAACAACTGGGATGCGATTTTACTGGTTTTCTCCTGGGTATGCTGAAGGTAATTACCGTTCAATGCTAAAAGGCGCTGTGCAGTGGGGAGGCAAAGAAGGGTACAATGCGAATCGGTCTCGCTCAAATATCATCAACTCTTGGATTTTAACAGCGGCGGCGGCAACTGTTGGCACATTGATAATGACTGGCAAGCCTCCAAAGAAACCAGAGACTCTTGATGATATGAGAGACTTGTTCAAAATTGACACGGGCAAACTCGACAATAAAGACAAGCGCATAATGATAGACCTTATGACCTACGATAAGGACTATTGGAATGTCGCGTTTAATACGCTGAGGCTAAGGCCTGATAAGGCGCTAAGCCAAAGCGTCAAGAGAATTGGTGGTATGAAAGCCCCTATGGCTGATATGTTCCACGATTTAGCCGCAATGTCTTTAGGCAAAGCCGTGTATGATTGGAAGGGTGATAGGGTGGTTGAGATTACAGACCCGTTCTTACAGAAGGCGCTAAAACTCAGCATTTATGAAATCAAGAAAATAGAGCCGATTTCAGTGAGCGTCTTTAAGCAATCCAGGCGTAGGGGTATTGATAAGATTATTGCTGCGGTTCAAACACTTGCTGGCTATCGGCCTACATATACTGA